CGAATATATAATGTTTTTCCTGATAAACTTACGAATAATTTTATCTTCGTCGGTAGCATTGGGGTAAAAACTATCAAGAACGTCAAAACACTTGTCCATAACAGGTACGATCTGATTTGCATCAAACGCTGAATAATCACCATCAAAACCCAAAACTTCAAATGATTCATCATCTTCGTCTTGGTAGGCAAATCCCAATATGGTTTCAGCTAGCTCATTCCATTCAGGAGAGTAAGCATTTACACCTGAAGTACAAGAGTTCTTAATTCTATTACGGATGAGCATCTCCCCTGCCGTAAAGTAATACATCTTAACAATAGATGAAAATGGGAATGGTGCACCAGAAAAATTTCTAGAAGAACCAGTCCAGACTTTAATTAAGAGCCTTCTCTCACACTTTAAGTTTTCTGTATAAACAATCAAAGAATCTATTCCATTCTTCCAATCATCCAATATTTTGTTAATTTCATATACTAATTGCTTGTAAGCAACGCTATTTTCATTGAAAGTGTTATCACCAAAAATATCTTTCTTCCAACGTGGATATATTTTTTTGTATGGAAAACCTGAAGACGATGATGTCTTAATAGAATCAAGATACTCATTGTCTGGATCTCCAAATACAGCTTCTGCTATACTCAAAACGCGTGGTTTAACTCTAATAGAGTTCTTTTCTTCTAGAAATATACACAAGTCTTGGTAAGCTAAACTCAAAGCTTTTACATCGTATTGGTCTTGTGGTTCACACCGATATTTTCTATATGAAACCTCCCATGGGTCAATACACCCATTTAGTTTAAGAAGTGCAGGTGCAGTCAAAGGTTCATGGTATTCCTTACAGTCATGAACTGGACTAGGAGATATATTACTTTTAGCAGAAACAAAATTTGCACCATAAGGGTGAGGTTCTAAAATCTCAAATTTTTCAAGAAAACTAGGTATACCTACGTGAGCTTCTGCATCTACTGAAATAGTGGATTCTCGTCCTCGTTGGCTATCTAACTCCTTAAAAAGTTCTTGTATTGTTTCTTGATACAGAGCCGCACTATAAGCTTGCTGCATACCATCCATCGCAAGATGAATACCCAAAATAACACGTTGTTGTGTTTGGTTATCATCTCGTAATATAGGAGCTCCACAATCTCCCCTTTTAGTTTTACAAGGGTAACTCAGAGTATTTTTCGTTCTGAATTTGACATGACCTATTTGATAGTTTAGATCATAATCAGATATTTTTGCTAATGTTCCATATCTAATATTCGCATGAGGAAGCGGAATGCGGACAGGAACTGCAGCAATAGGTTTATCAGAGGTTTTAGCGAATTTCGAGACAATATCTTTAAACCTACCCAATTCAGATGGTAATTCACTCAAAATTAAATCCTTATCAGGCCAAGCTATCGATTCTGTGTAGTTTAAAAACTCAACAACGGGAATCTTTACCGTAACTGAACCACGTACAAACTCTATAATATCTGAAGTATTATTATGGTCAACTATCCATTTAGTCATGAAATGTGCAGGGAACAACGCATACCGTTCTCGAATTCCCAATGCATATCCCATGTGAAAGGAACCCTCAGGTGTTATACATCTGATCTGTACCATACTCTTCTTAACAATACTAGAAGAATTCTCTTCAGCATTGGAAAGTTGATTAGTATCGTCAGACCCTTGCGGTACAGCACTTCGCACTTGTTTCATATGTGCAAGATGCTGTTTGACGTTAACAACAGGTTTTTGTACTCGATTACGAGACAGATGTGTATTAGATTGTGGTTCTAATGAAGGAAACATGTATCGCACTACAGAAATTACTAGATGTGAACCTTTCCATACACTATACAACAATACTCCTGTTGCTGCTAAAGCAACCATAGTATCCATTGTTGGTAAACCAATTTGTTTTCTTATTAAATCAACTAATGGTTCATACGTGTATTCAGATGTTATTCCAGGTAAACAATATGAAGCACCATATTGACACCCCCAAATATCTCTTCTAAGTAAAATGTGCTTGAACGTAGCAGGTGCAAACGTTTCATGTTTAAAATATAAGCATGCAACAAAATAGGGAGAATCATTGAGCACAAAACTGTGAAAGCCCATTGCCGCTCTCATATTTGATGCCATAATGGTCAAATCATCTTCTGAAAGCACTTCAGTTATTGCAAGCCAAATAGGCTCAAAACGATTTTGATCTTCAACCGTTACCAAACTTTGGATATCTACGTACTGGACTTCGAATTGGTTTTCAGCTGCCAAATCTAAAGTCCGCATAGCTATATCGAAAACATGCTCTGATCGCACAGATGTCGTTTCGGAAGAATCATCAGCTACTAATATACCATTTGCTATCCCACTAGGATCATTACGATCTATTGTAGAGTGGTATATTCCGTGAGCATTGTTCCAGTCACTAACAAATTGAGATCCGACTTGTGGGTCAACATTAAGCTGACTAGGTACGAAAGAAGCTCTCTGCGTTACTTGTACCAATTCATCTTCAATTTGTGAATTTCGATTTATTTTGTTGACAACTGTACGTTTTAACTTTTTAAGAGGATCATCAAGTTCATAAACGACAGAATCACACGCATCAATAACAGTATTGGTAGTTTTTGTTAAAAAGTTGCCAAAAGAAACATCTTTAGGGATTGCTTCCATGTACAACTTCTTATAGTTGTCATCAAACAGTGACCTGTTATATGCTGCTTGTCCTAAGACATTACGCTCAAACATTTTGAGTTGTGCATCATATACATCAGATAAGTAAGTTTTAAGTTCATCCCAAGACAAGACCCGGTTGTTCAAGCCAGCACCTGTTACTTTGTATTTCCAAAGATAAGGAGCTGGTACTTTAATTTCCGAAAATTTCAATCTATCAATCTTCCCATCACTTGAGATTGCAGGAGAAGGTATAGGTTGAATATTTATCATAAGTCGCCTATACAAAGCGTCTGGATAATTTAAACTTTTCACATGAGCTATAAATCTCTCTTTTTCATGTGGTACGTTAGACGTAGCAACAACCCAGGGAGAATCAAAATAACTGTTTTTCTTTTCTTCAATACTTGCCATGTGCAAATGATAAGGAGCTACATTTATAGTTCGAATTATTTCAAACCATTGGTCGTCTCCGATTTGGTCTCTCTTTTGACCCAAATCATCATATTTAACTACTCTATGATGTGATCTATAACCATCCCAATATTCGTTTTCAGGATTTCGATTGAAAACATAGTGAGCGTTGTTG